CATCATATGAAAAATTTTTCAAGAAAAAATTTTGGATATTGGAGTAAAGAAAAATGTCAAGAAGAAGCATCTAAATATTTAAATAAGCGAGATTTTAAATTAAATTCTAATGGAGCATATGATGCGAGTAAAAGAAATAGTTGGTTGGATGAGATTTGTAAACATATGATAAAATTAGGAAATCGATATAATAAATTTATTTATGTCTATTATTTTGATGATGGGTTTGCATATGTAGGATTGACATACGATAAAATTCAAAGAGAAAAAAGACGTAAATATTCAAATAATGATTCAGTTATTGAACATCAAAAAATAACTGGATTAAAACCTAAATATGAACAATTAACTGAATTGTTATCAGTAAATTCAGCAATAAAAATGGAAGCATATTATTATGATAAATTAAGTGAAGAAGGATGGAAAATGTTAAATAAAGCAAAAACTGGAAGTATTGGATCGGGAATTAGAAAATGGACATTTGAACACTGTAAAGTTGAAGCTAAAAAATATAGGAATAAATCTGAATTTCAGAAGAATGCTTCCGGTGCGTATTTCTCATCTTTAAGAAATGGATGGCTAAATGAATTATTTTGAGTATTTATAGAGAAAGTAAGTAGTATGAATACTAAAAAACAAAGTGCCATTGATCGTTTTCTTAAAACCACAGAGCCAAGTACAGTGAAAGAATCAAAAAAAATTGTATTAGATGAACGTGAAGGATTAATTGAACGTATTGATAAAGTTCTTGTAACTAAAGAAGGCAAGCAATTACTAAGAGAACAATACTAAACTTTGACCCAGATGTCAAACAAAAAGTCATTACAAGAGCATCTTGAGCGCATGAAGTATGTCTCAAAATATGCTATTAACGAGACTCCAAAATACAAGAGTTTGGTTGGCAGTGGTTCAATCAATCCTCTTCCAGAATATTTAATGAAAGAAGCTGGCAAGCCAGAAGATGCACCCGTGCCTCCTGCTGCTCCGGCAGCTAATGCACCAGTACCTCCTGCTGGCGATGCTCCTGTTCCACCTGCTGGTGGAATGCCACCTATGCCTCCTGCTGGCGGTGGTGGAGCACCTGCTCCCGCTCCTGCTGCACCAGCACCTCCTGCACCGGACACGGCAAACACAAACGTAGACATTACAACAGCACAAGATGATCTACCTATTCAGCCTGATGCTGCATTAAGTGGTGGAGAACCTGCTGCTCCGGTGGAATCACCAGAGAAGAGAGCAATGCAACTTCAACTTGATGCACTTAGAAAAATGTCGGAGAAAATTGAAGACCTTGGATCAACAATGGACAACTTGAATCAGAGATTAGAAATATATTCAACGGAAGTCGATAAAGTGCGTGAGCCAAGTGATATGGAGAAATTCGAAAATCGAAAAGTAGATAGCAGTCCATATTATTTCAATCTGAATGATTTGTGGAAGGACGACAATTTCAAGGCAAGAATGGATCAGTTCTCAAAAGGATATGTAAAAACCGAAGACGGCTATATTGCTGATTTTGATGATTTGGAGAAACTCCCACCACATGAGGTTAAGGCGAGTTTTGATGTGTAATCTTCTATTTTACTAAAATCATAGTAAGGAATTCTAATTAAATGAATGTTGTTTTTGATACAATATTCAGTCTTTATTTTGTCATTATATTGACACTTCTGATAACCGTCAACATTACCAAACTTCATTATGGGTCTAAAATGTTGTTCGCCATCATATTCAATACAAATATTGTATTCTGGTAAATAGAAATCGAAAATTAGTGGTTTTTTCTTTTTTGAAATTCCATAACAATCTTTGAAAGAATGTTGTCTAATGAAGGAAATGTTTTTTGATTCTAACCAATTTCTTATTTTTCTTTCACCGTGCGATTCCTTGCAAATGGGACACCATTTACCTCTTTGGATATTATTAGCAGTTGCAAACCATCTATGACCTTTCTCACATTCCCACTCATATTTTGCAGCAACAATACTATAGAAATTAGATAATGATTTACCTTTATTTTTCTTTGCTAATGAATGTAAATAATCAATATTATTTCTTCTTTTGTTACCTGAATTAATTCGAGCACAAGCATCACACCAATTATTCGAATTAATTACACTATTTGCTTCACTAAGCCATTCATGACCAAATTCACATTTCCAATGATATTTCTTGTGAATACCTTCATATTTTGTTGATAAGCAAAAACCTCCCCTTTTCTGAGCAAATTGAATGAATTTTTCAATTGAATGTTTAGATGACATACTCTAATAAATACAGAAATTTGTGTATTTATAAAGAAATCACATGTCAGTATTTCGTAGTTACTTTGCCAAGAACAACACCCTTATTGAAAACAACGGTTTGAACGTTTCTCAAAATCCCGTTGGCGAAATCTCATACGGTACTGGAAACAAGACCGTAACCAGAATCATATTTAAGGTTGATCTCAGTTCTTTATTGTCAAAGATCGCTGTCGAAGGTATTGCCAAGAACAAAATCAAATCACATACGTTGGTCATGACCAACACCATTGCCGAAAGACCTGATCTTTTGGGTGGTCACTCATATTCACAATCAGTTGAAAGAGCAAGTAGTATTTCACTTGACTTGTTCACCGTTGTCGAAGATTGGGATGAAGGTGCTGGTTACGAATTCCAGTTCGGTGATGATGGATTTATTTTAACCCCTTCTGGAACAAGTAACTGGACATTCAGAAAGACGAATACGGCATGGGCTGATGCTGGTGCATATTTTACTGGTGGCACTGGATTTACCGGGATCACCGGAACATCTGTTGTTCTTGCTTCACAAAATTTTCCTAAAGGAAATGAAAATATTGAAATGGATGTAACGACATACATTAATAACTTGCTTTATAGTGGAACTACCGACTACGGACTTGGATTGAAATTGCCTCAGTCGATAGAAGACACTTCGACTTTGAAAAGAAGATCAATTGCGTTCTTCGTGAAGAACACCAATACGTTTTTCGAACCTTATATTGAAACTGAGATCGATGACTCGATTGCCGATGATCGTAATTTCTTTTTCATGGATAAAGCAAATGATTTGTATCTTTACAGTAGCATCGACAACATAACGATTTCTGCGGTCACGATTAATGACTTTAACGGAAAACCTTATTTAACGATTCCTGCGTCTGGTGTAACCAGAGTAAAAGCAGGAATATACAAAACTACGGTTACAATTCCAAGCAGTTTATACCCCGATGCAGTGCTATTTAATGACGTTTGGACGATCACCCAAAATAGTACGGTAAAAAATATTTCTAAGGATTTTTATTTGGTAAGTCCAGAAAATTTTTATAACTTTGACTTGTCAAATCGTTTAACCCCCGATAATTATCACTTCTCATTCTTCGGCCTTAAATCTGGCGAATTCATCAAAAGAGGCAGCAAGAGAAGAATAGACGTAAATGTAAAGCAACTCTATAAGAATCAGGATAATAACTATCCATTGAATTTGAGTTACCGTTTGTTCATCAAACAAAGTAACGATGTTCAAATTGACGTGATTCCTTTCACACCTGTTGATCGAACTGTAGTGGGATATGAATTTATCCTCGACACGTCATGGTTAATTCCACAAGATTACTTCCTTGAGTTGCAAATTTCAGACGGCACAGTATTTAGTAATAAGGAAGCAATCGCATTTACTATTGTATCTGATGATGCTTTCACAAAGAGTTAAAAGATTGTTGATAAAAATTTTGTTGTAGTATTTTGTTTTGTTGTTTTTGAAGAATTTTAGATTTGTAAATTAATAACTGTTGATAACTTAAATTAAAATGTTGAACTATGGAAAACCAAGTGAACAACGCTAATGGTCAGATAAATTCTGATGCAGAAGCACTTGAGGCTCTCTTTGACAAGTATAAAAAAAGAGACGAAAAAAAGAAAAGACTCAGTAAGGAAGAAATGCTTGCAAAGTATTTTAATCCTCGCAAAGAAACTGAGTACTTTAGAGCACTCCCTAAATTAGCAGGTGAAGAACTAATCGAAGAAGGTTGGTTTCACAAAGTGCAAGCAGGTAAATTCCTTACCAATTCTACTGCACTCTACTGTCCTGCAAAAAACAATCCGAAGGTACAAGCCAAAGATAAAGATGGCGTGTTACAGTTTGATCAAAATCAGAAACCTGTAATGGTCAGCGAGTATTGTCCAATGTGTGCTAAGTCTGCAAAGATGAGAAGTAAGATGGACAAGAGTATCTCAGGCAAGAAAAAAGAACAATTGACTACAGCACAAGAGAAAGCTGCTTTCGAAAGAAATAAGCAAATCTTGATGGACTCAAATAAGTTCGAAGCAAAACTCTATTATATCATTCGTGGTATCGATAGAGGTGCTGAAAAAGATGGCGTGAAGTTTTGGAGATTTAAACACAACTTCAAAAGCCAAGGCGTACACGACAAGTTGTGGAAGCCGATCATCAATGAATACTATAAGGCAACAGGCAAAGTGTACAACGATGTCACCAATGGTATTGACTTGGCGATTAGCGTAATTGATAACACTATTCCGGGATCAACCAGAACATTCAAAGATGTTTCTGCGATCAACGTAAGAATGGGTGGATCAACTCCATTACACAGTGATTCAATGATTGCAAGACAATGGTTGGATGACAAAACAACTTGGAGAGAAGTTTTCAAGCCTAAGAAAGCACCGGGAATTACTGAATTGAAATTTTTGGAACTTGCTGCCGAAGAGCGTGAAGTAGGTCAAACTCAAGACTACCGTAATACACCGTATTACAACGAAGAAGAAAAGAAATGGGTATTCCCTAATCATCCCGATCTCGAAGCTGCTGCTAATACAAGAAATCAAAATCTTGATGCAACAGATGAAATGAATGTACCGGATGAAGAAGGGTACGTAAGCGCAGTGAACACAGTGATGAATCAGCAAAGTCCTGACATCACACAAATGAGCACTGCTGCACCCTCAACAAATGCACCAACTCCACAGAGTATGGGAGCAGTCCAGATAGGAACTCCAACACAACAAGTTGCGCAACAACCTGTAGCTGCTGATCCTTATGGTGATCTTCCTTTCTAAGCAAAGAATAAGTAAAGATCAAAAACAGGGGGAGTGTTAGTGCTCCCCCTTAAATAACCTTATTCCTAATTTATTATGGAATGCCTGAATTACAAAAGAAACCAAAAGCAAGTGTAGCGGGAACTTCTGCTGCTGCACCGATTGCTAAGAAAAATTATTCTCTTGATGATTTCAAGAAGAAAATAAATAATAAAGAAGAACCAGACAAGGATGTTGAATGGTTCAAAATGTCGGAAGCATGGCAAGAAGAAACTGGATTGCCGGGAATTGCAAAAGGATACATAAGTTTGTTCAGAGGATTTTCCAATACAGGAAAATCAACTGCAATGTGTGAAGCTATTGTTGCTGCTCAAAAATCTGGTGTATTACCGATCATTATCGACACTGAAAATAACCTAAGCCGTGAACGTTTGAAGTTGATGGGCTTTGATTGGGATAACGGTTTCTACATCGAAGTAGATAATCAATATCTTTTGGAAGAAATCGGTTTGAAAAAGAAAAAAGATTTCACACCGGAGGAAGCTACAATCGAAGACTTAGCTGAGTGCATTAATTTCTTCTTGAACAAACAAGAGAACGGTGAGTTACCATATGAGTTGTTCTTCGCAGTTGACTCAATTGGTACACTTGACTGTGACATGGTTGCAAAAGCAAGAGTGAATGATTCAACTCAAAACAACATGTGGAATGCTGGTGCTTACGAGAAATCTTTCAAAGGAGCGATTAACTATCGTCTTCCAAATTCAAGAAAGATCAGCAGAACCTACACGAACACGATGGCTTGCGTTCAGAAAATTTGGTTGCAAGCAAATCCTGTGGGTCAGCCAACGATAAAACACAAAGGTGGTGATGCGTTCTTATTTGCTGCTCGTTTGATTTTTCATCATGGTGGAAAAAACACTGCCAGTGTAAAACAAATCAGTGCAGTATCAAAAGGTAAAGAAATTACATTTGGTACTGAGGCCGCAATTGAAAACGTAAAGAATCACGTTGGTGGTAAGTTGGGTGGTATATCAATTTCCGGTAAGTTGATTTCAACGCCTCACGGATTTATTCAAGCAAATCCGGCTGCTATTGCTAAGTACAAGAAAGATCACATCGATTATTTCAACTCTGTTTTGGGATCAAATGTTAATGCAGATGAAATCGAAACAAGAATTGACGTAATGAGCATGGACGAAAGTGAATCAAAAGAATTTTTTAAAGGACTTAACTAACTTAGAATGAAAGCCAAGACACTACTTGTTGACGCATCCTATCTGTTGAAAAGATCGTTTCACGGTGTAAAAAACGGACACACGAATGCAGGTCATATCGGTGGTGTCTATGGCTTTCTTACTAAAATTCGTAAGTTCATTAAAGATTTAAAAGTCAACAAAGTTGTGCTTGTATGGGATGGAGAAAATGGTGGGATACAAAGACATCGCCTATACCATCCGTATAAGTCAAACAGGAAAGACAAGACATGGTATCAACCAATCGAATTGACCGATGAAGAAATCAAACGTGAGTTAGAAAAGGATCAATCAATTCTTGCTCAACGTAAAAGAGTTCAAGCATACAGCGAAGAACTTTTTTTGAGACAATTAGAGGTTAACGAAATTGAGGCTGACGATCTGATTGCCGAATATTGCAAACGCTATCACAAAGAAGAAGAGATCATACTTTACACAAATGACAAAGATTTTCTTCAATTACTCGAACTTGACATCTACATTTATTTGGAGAGCGTTGGGGAGTTGATTGAGGCAGGAAATTTCTTCAACTATTTCAAGTTCTTTTATAAGAACGCACTGACGATGAAAATTATCTGTGGTGATACGAGTGACGTTATTCCGGGAGTTTCAGGTCTTCAAGAGACAACGCTACTAAAATATTTTCCAGAACTTATCGACACTCCGGTGAAGGTAAGGGATTTATGTAGAAAGGCGGTTCAAATTAACGAAGACAGACAAAAGGAGAAGAAGAAACCAATTCAGGCACTCAAAAATTTAACTGAACAGAGCACGGTGGAACAATTGAAGGTCAACTATCAATTGATGAACCTCAGCGATCCGTTCTTAAATGATGAGGCATATCAAGCACTGAATGGTCTTGAACTACCTCTTTCTGATGTAGATAGAGGAACGAAAAATCTTTACCCGATGATGGTACAGGACGACTTCCTAAGCCTATATTCAAACTTCGGGAACTTTGCCGATTACGTAACACCGTTTTATACGGTGGTCGCAAGAGAAAAGGATTTGCTTAAAAAATATAAGCAGAATAATTTGACTACGTAATTTATTTTGACTATAATTGCTATGTATAACGATCAAAAATATTTGATTATGTCAGATGACAGAAAAGTGGAAAACAATTTTAAATTTGGAGTGTATTTGGGAAGAGAAAAAATCTATGAAAAAATCTTTAGCGCAGACCTTTACAATCCAGTAGTACGTTACTCAGTTGATATTCGAGACAGAATACCTTCAATCATATCTAACCTGCAAGCATCGTTGTCGATGCCATCAAAGGACTTATCTTTTGAACTCGCACTTCGAAAAGATCACACGATAGTCGATTTTAGCGACCTACCAAATGCGAACGCTAAAAATTACTATAAGCATATCTGTAAGATAAACAGAATGCACCCGATTAAACTGTTTGTTCCTACGCAGAACAAGATTGATGCATCGTCTCCAAAGGCGAAGTATCAGGGAAGGGGGACTGAGTTTAAGTTTGGGGTTTACATAAACGCAAACCCTATTGTTGAAAGAAATTTCTATGTGGAGAACTATAATCCTGAATCGAGATTCTCGAATGAGTTTTATGATCTCCTAAATGATATTGTAGATTACCTACAAGCATATCTTAAAAAGAGCGATCATAACCACATGTGGAATGACTATGACTTGATTGCCGTCTACGGCTTCAATAGCATACAACCAGTAAGGGAATTGTCAAAAGAACGAAGAGAGGAACTCTTGAATCGGAAATCTGATCTTGCTTTCGTTGAGAAAGTAAGAATGGAATACCACAAGAATTCTGAGTATCCGGCTTAACAATTACTCAAATGACTGAACAAAATAGAGACAACCTTGGATACTTGGGTCAGTCTTTTCAGCAGAAAGTATTATGGCAACTACTTACCGTTCCAGAATTTTCTGAACACATAGTAGAACAATTGACTGCGAGTTACTTCGACAATCAGCATCATAAGTACATTATGAGCATGATCAAGAAGTATCATGAGCAGAATAATATTCCTGCCAATATCCGTAATCGTTCTATCTATGAATTCGTTGCCGAAAACACGAGGAACGAGATCGATAAAGAACAAATTTTTAACATCTTGCATCAGATCGTAAATTACGACCGTAGCGTTACTATGGGTCAAATTTACAATGACGGTGAATCCGTTCAGAAAAAGGTTTGGTTGTTTGTAAAACAACAGGAAGCCCGTAAGATCGCCAGTGAGATCATGGAAAAGATTAAGACTGGTGAGATCGAAGATAATGTTCATCATTTCGAAGAAAAATTCACGATGATCATGAACTTAGGGCTTACTCATGATCACGGTGAAAATGTTTTCAACAACAAAGAAAATGCATTAAGAGAAAACTACCGTGAACCAACGCCAACAGGTATTAAGTTGATGGATCAAGCAATGGCAGGTGGTTTAGGTAAAGGTGAAATGGGTATTGCACTTATGCCTTATGGTATAGGAAAAACCACGTTCTTAACCAAAGCAGCAAACACTGGATTTGATGAAGGTAGACATGTTCTTCAACTTTTCTTTGAAGATAATGTTGATGACATCAAGCGTAAGCATTATGCTATCTGGTCTAAAATACCTTTGTCTGAAATATCTAAAAGATCGGCAGAAGTTCTTGGTGCGGTTAATAAGTACGAAGAAGAATACGCTAAGAGAGTCGAAAAGAAAGGTTCTCTTACGTTGAAAAAATGGAAAACCGAAGACGGAGCACCGACTATTCCGAACATCGAGAAATGGATTCTCAATTATCAAAAATTATTTGGAATTAAGTTTGACCTTCTTTGCCTTGACTATTTGGATTGCTGTGATTCGCACAAACCAACGCACGGTGATCGTAATGAAGCTGAATTGGTTGTAGTGAAAGCATTCGAAGCACTCGTAGGTGATCTTAATATTCCGGGATGGACTGCTGTTCAGGGAAACAGAACTGCAATACGTTCTGAATACGTACACGGAGATCAGATGGGTGGTAACATCAAGAGAGCACAGAAAACTCACTTTTTATTTTCAGTTGCAAAATCACAGGAACAGAAGCAAGACAATTTGGCAAATGTGCAGATCATTAAGTCACGTATGACAAAGGATGGTCAGATGTATGAGAATGCGATCTACAATAACGATACACTTGAAATTAAACTGATTGATGGAGTTCGTCCTTCAAATATGAGAGGTGAACCAAAAGAATCAACAGCAGTCAATCAACAACTCACAAATAATTTATTTAACGAAGCTGTCAACAAATTAATTGATGAACAGGTACGAAAAAATAACGAAATTGTAGCAAAAAATATCGTTGAAAATAATTCTGTTGATTATCAGCAAGATAAGAAATCGGAGATCGTTTCTACTGAAAGTGTTGGAGAAATTTAGTTTGTTTCTCTATTTATAAAAACACCTCTCTTTAGTAGAGTAAACAAAAATTTTATTTAATTTTATAAAAATTCATAACCCTAAAATATGAGTAGCACTATCTTCGTCATTAAACGAAACGGAACAAAAGAAGAACTAAACTTTGATAAAATAAATAATGTGTTGATGTGGGCATGTGAGGGGATTAAGAATGTAAGTGCATCAGATATTGCGATGAACGCAAAACTCCAAATGGTTGACGGAGTAAAAACAATCGACATCCACAATATCTTAATTCAGTCTGCTTGTGATCTAATTTCAGAAGAAACACCCAACTATCAATTCGTTGCATCAAACCTTTTAAACTATTTACTGCGTAAGCAAGTATTCGAAGCAAAGGATACGTTGCCTACTTTGTATGAAGTGATCAAGAAAAATGTTGATTGGGAAATTTATGATAAACTGATTCTCGAAAAATATTCGGAAACAGAAATTCAACAAATAGACAAGTGGATAAAACACAATCGTGATTTCAATCTCACGTATGCTGGTATTCAACAACTCGTTGACAAATATCTTTTGAAAGATCGCTTCACTGGAAAAATTTATGAGACTCCACAGTATATGTACATGCTTATTGCCATGACTATTTTCATGGACTATAAGACTGACAGATTAAAGTGGGTGAAGAAGTTTTATGATCACGTATCACTCTTCAAATTAAGTCTTCCTACTCCGATCATGGCGGGTGTTCGTACACCAAATCGTCAATGGTCTTCTTGTACTTTGATCGATGTTGATGATAGTCTCAATTCGATTTTCCATTCAAATGCCGCTATCGGATATTACAGTGCTAAACGTGCAGGTATTGGTCTAAACTTCGGACGTATTCGTGCCGTTGGAGATAAGATTCGTGGTGGTGAAGTAGTACACACTGGTGTTATTCCTTATTTAAAAATGTTCGAAGCAACAGTAAAATCAGTTACTCAGAATGGTATTCGTGGTGGATCGGCAACTGCTTATTTTCCTTGGTGGCATAAAGAAGCAATGCAGATAATGGTGTTGAAGAACAACAAAGGAACGGATGACAACCGTGTTCGTAAACTGGACTACGCAATTCAATTCAACAAATTATTTTATCAGCGAGTGATTGAAGACGGAACTGTAACATTGTTTTCTCCCGGTGATCTACCTAATTTGTACGAAGCGTTCTTTGAATCAAATGAAGCATTCGAAGAACTCTATCTCAAATACGAGAACAACAAAAACATAAAATCAAAGAAAGTAAAGGCAAGAGATTTATTCAATTCATTCTTGCAGGAAAGAATTGGAACGGGTAGACTTTATGTGATGAACGTAGATAACGTAAACTCACATAGTTCATTCGTAGATAAAATCTATATGTCAAATTTATGCGTTGAAGTAACGCTACCGACAAAGCCTCTACAACATATAGATGACGGAGACAATACAGATTCCGAAATCGCCTTGTGTGTCTTATCCGCAATAAACTTGGGGGAGATCAAAGACCTATCTGAGTTGGAAGACATCACCGAATCAGCAGTGAGAGCACTTGATTATGTTGTAGAGCACCAAGATTATCCTGTTGCTGCTGCCCGTAAGATGTTAAAAAGAAGATCATTGGGTATCGGCATAACGAACGTTGCCTACTACTTAGCTAAGAACGATCTCGGATACGAAGATAAAGAGGCATTGAAGTTGATGGATCAGACGATGGAGTACATTCAGTACTACTCGATCAAAGCCTCAGTTAAATTAGCACAAGAGTTTGGCAAGTGTGAATATTTCGACCGTACAAAATACTCTTTAGGTGTGCTTCCAATCGATACATACAAAAAAGAAGTTGACTCGATCATCAAGAGAAAACATACTTTGGATTGGGAGGCACTTAGAGCAGATGTTCAAGAGTACGGCATGAGGAATTCAACCTTAACTGCTGTGATGCCTTGTGAGTCATCTTCGTTGGTGACAAATTCAACAAACGGTATCGAACCAGTAAGAGCGTTGATCATAAGCAAAAAATCAAAACAAGGTGTACTCAAAGTAGTTGTTCCTGAATTCAACAAATTGAAGAACAAATACACATTGGCCTACGACATGAAGGACAACAAGAGTATCACCAACATACAGGCCGTCATTCAGAAGTGGATCGATCAAGCAATTTCATCTAATCACTATTACGACTTTACTAAAAACGCAGAGGGCGAAATCTCGACAGCAGAATTGGGTATGGACATTCTTTATGCCTACAAGATGGGTGCTAAGACCTTGTACTACGCCAATTCAAATGATGGTAAGTCGGACGATCATGAAAAAGATTTGAAATCTCTTGAAAAAGAACCAAAAAATGACGTATCTTTGGAAGTACAAACAACCGATGATGCTGGCTGTGAGTCTGGCGCATGTAGTGTATAACCAATGAAAATACCAATGAAAATAAAGATTGACGAAGTACAAGAAATCTTGTATAGATTTGCGAATAGAACTATTCCAAAAGATAGTCAAGAATTTCAAATTTTGATCGAATTATTAAATAATCACCCTAAAGCCAGTGAAAAAATTGGATCGGGAGTTGATTGTTTTTTTGTTCAGAATTCAAAATGGAAAATGAATCAATTTAACTTCATGATCAGAAGAATTGACGGCACTGAAACTGATTTTTCGTTCTATAAATGTTTCTCTCCGAAAAGAGAACGATCTAAAAATATAAATTGGAGTAATATATTCAGAGAAGTAATAAAAAATCAGGTTGATTCGTTTAGAATAGCTGCTTTTTCTGTTTTAGGTGTGAATGATAAATTCATTTGTGCTGAAACAAATTTAAAATTTAAAAAGATGTATGCACATGTTGATCATGTCTATCCATTAACGTTTGATAGTATTTATCTTGAATTTCTTAAAATAAATAATATTGATCTAAGTAGAGTAGAATTATCAAAAGATGCTGGAACATCGGAATGTCAAGTAATTCTTGATCGGGAATTGAGAGATAAGTTTTCTCAATTTCATAATGATCGAGCAATTCTTAGATTAGTATGTAGCACAGCAAATTTGCAAGCAAAAAAAACAAAAAATTATGGTGGAGAGTCACCATCGATTCTAAAAGAAAATCTTTCAAATAAATATCCTCAATATCATAAATTATGAGCGAGAAATCAATAATTAACGTAAAGCAAGTTGACTTTACAAAAGAACCTATTTTCTTTGGCGAGAAGTTAAACCTTCAACGATATGATCGTTTCAAATACGAAAATATTTTCGGATTTTTTAAAAAACAATTAGGTTTTTTTTGGCGACCAGAAGAAATAGATTTAAGTGGAAGAGAAGTATCTGATTATAATTCGTTAACTGATCATCAAAAATTTATTTTCACTAAGAATTTAGGGTATCAAATATTGTTAGATTCTATTCAAAGTAGAGGGATTTCTAATTTATTAGAGGATTGCTCAAATCCTGAATTTGAAGCATTTGCAAAAATTTGGGAATTTATGGAAACGTTACATTCTTATTCTTACACATACATAATAAAGAATGTTTATTCAAATCCAAGTGAAATTTTTGATGAAATATTAAAGGATGATGAAATCTTAAAAAGAGCCTCATCTGTAACTAAATATTATGATTTACTTATCAATTCGTTGTCGGATGATAATGAATATGAAAAGAAAAAGAAATTGTATTTGACATTAATGTCGATTAATATTCTTGAAGGGATTCGTTTCTATGTCAGCTTTGCTTGTTCATTCTCGTTTGCTGAGAATAAAAAAATGGAAGGCAATGCTAAAATATTATCGTTAATTCTTCGTGATGAACAATTACATGTAGGTGCTTGTCAATTTATTTTAAAACAATTAAGAACAAGAGAGGAAGAAGGATTTGTAGAAGTTGCGAAAGATTGTGAATCAATTGTAGTAAAAATGTTTGAAGATGCTGCAAATGAAGAAATGGAATGGGCAAATTATCTTTTTAAAGATGGATCAATGTTAGGTTTGAATGCTGAAATATTGAATAGATATATGAAATGGCTAACAAATCAGAGAATGAAAGCAATTGGTATTAAACCAATTTTTGAGCAAATATCTAATCCGATTAATTGGATGAAAAATTGGACTGAATCTAAATCAGTACAAAACGCACCTCAAGAAGTTTTATTAGATAGTTATGTAGTTGGATCATTAAAAAATGATTTAGATAAAGCAGATTTATCGTCATTTAAACTCTAAATGCTTGCCATCCAATTGAATTTCCTTTTAATATGGGTTTATTGGTTTTTAGTGTTCTAAATAAAACACCAAAAGATATATTTCTTTTTTTACAGAAATTTTTAAATTCACCATGTACATAAAAAATTTCATTATTTGGTGAAACTATTTTGTATTTTTTTGCTGATGAATTATTTTTTCCTTGAGTTCCTTTTATAAAAGATTTTGCCAATGAATTTTTTTCTTTTAGAAAATATCTCCAAGCCCTACCCCAAATTCTTTTATGACGAACTGCTGATATTAATGTTTTATCGAGATTAACACTTAGAGCAATTTCTTCGTTAGATTCTTTTGTAGTTGTCAACTTTGTTAAAACTTCAAAAATTTTTTCTTTGGAAAGAAAATTTGATCCTAATGAATAATATTC